TGGATTATGGTTAGAGTGAGAAAATCACATATCAAGGACTACAATGAAAGATTACTTAAAGCATCTAGCTGATGAGGATTATGATACCTTTTTCTTTTTACCACATGATGACAAAAAAGGTCAAATGTGTATTCAAGGAAATATACTTAATGATCCAGGAATAAAATTAGATGGAAGTGCTAGTGGTGATTGTTACCACATAATATTATTTAAATATGATAAAAAGGGAAATCCAATTCATTTGGATAAATTTGAAGCAATTTTGATGGCACCACTAGAATATATGTCAACATTAATTCCTGATGATTGGTATGGTATTATTTGCAGGAAAACAACAACATCCAAGGAATTTGTTGAAGATACATTTGACAAAATCAAAGAGTTGTGTTAGGATAGTATTTTAATTATTGGATTATATAATGATTCTCGTTGACCTAAACCAAGTCCTTCTAGCGGGACTCATGGCTCAAATCTCAAATCAAAAAGGCGTTAAGTTGGAAGAAGACTTAATCCGACACATGGTTCTAAACATTCTCAGGATGCACCTAAGAACGTTCCGTAAAGAATATGGAGAAGTAATACTCTGTTGTGACAACCGTAAATATTGGCGCAAGGAGTTCTTTCCACACTACAAGGCCGGTCGTAAAAAATCCCGTGAGAAGTCTGCATTAGACTGGCACTTGATATTTGATATGTTGGCCAAATTCAAAGCTGAATTGAAAGATAATTTTCCATATAAAGTCATTGATGTTGATGGTGCGGAAGCAGATGACGTTATTGGTACTTTGGTTCCTTTGTATGCAGCTCATGAAAAAGTTTTGATTCTTTCTAGTGATGGTGATTTCCTACAATTACAACGTTATGGTAGCAATGTTAAACAATACAATCCGGCTTTGAAGAAGTATTTGAAATCGGAAGATCCTGCTCGTGAACTAAAAGAGAAAATTATTCGTGGTGATAAAGGTGATGGTATTCCTAACATCTTTTCACCAGGCGATTGCTTTGTCCGTGACCTAAGACAAAAGCCTATTACAAAAGGTATCATGGACAAATTACTTAGTGGATCAAATACGGAATGGACTGATGAATTAGCAAAAATTGGTTTCTCACGTAATCAAACACTAATTGACTTGACTTTTATTCCAGAAGATATAAGGACCAAAATTATAAATACATATGAAGATATCAAACCAGCATCTAAACAAAAGATGTTGAACTACTTCATGGAACATAAACTGAAAAATCTAATGGATGTGATTGAGGAATTTTAATGAAAAACATATATGAAATTTTTGATGAGTTCGAAAAAGCCAATAACAAAAAAGATAGAATGAATGTTATTGGTCAAAATCTATCTAAGGTATTAACCGAAGTTTTACAATTAGCTTTTCATCCACAATATGATTGGTATATTAAAGAACTTCCCGATAGTTATCAACCAAAAGAGATACCAGCAGGAATGGGATATGCTCAATTGACAACTGAAATTCGTAAGTTGTACATGTTTCGTAAAGGTGATCCGACCGCAGATAAATTGACCGACAAAAAACGTGCTCAGTTGTTATGGGAGTTCCTACAAAACTTGGAACCAAGGGAAGCAGAAGTTGTTATGGGTATTTTCAATAAAGATTTAGGTGTTAGAGGACTAGACTACAAATTTGTCAAAGAGGCATTTCCAAACCTAATACCATAATGATGAAACGAGAAAAAATAGCAGTTGTTTCTGGTTGTTTTGATCCATTATCGCCAGATGAACTATCATTCTTAAAAATATGTAAATCTAAATCCGATTGGCTAATAGTTGGCTTAAATTCGGATTTAGTTGTTGCAAGAAAAACAGGTCTCTGTGCATTTGATTATCAAACTCGCCGGAGCCTTATGGAATCTATAAATTGTGTCGATGAAATTTTTGATTACAATGATGTAGATGGTACAGCAATACAATTATTAAGATTAGTAAAATCTTGTTATCCTTCAGCACAAATATTCTATGTGTCTGAAGAAAACATGGAGAATACACCCGAAACCAAAGTCCGTGGTGTAACATTTATAACAATGAGGCAGGAGTAATAAAAGTGTCGAAATTTGTAGCTAAGTTCCGGAAGGAACGTGATTCTTTTGATGATTATAAAGTCCAGAAGAAACAAAAGAGCTTTAAGCAGAATAAAAATCTTAAACATTTCACGGATATGGACTATACCGGACAAGAAATGGTTAAAATGGGAAATAAGAATAAAAAATCGTTGTATTAATGCAACAAACGCTTGACAAACAGTCTTATACCTTGTATAATGGATATTGTGTTTGGAGTTATATCATGTTTATCCATTTAAAAGTTCCCAAAACTAAAAAACGTAAAGTCCCTAAGCAGCAACAAGCTGATTATGATGCTTGGCTTAAATCCATCGAGGATATGAAGCCTAAATCTTTGAGCAAAACAAAAATGTTACCACAAATCAAATCTCCTGTAGTCCAAGGCGTTTATGTCCGTGAAACCAGAAAAATCCAATCATTGGATACTGGCGGAGGTGTTGCAACTAAAGCGCCACCTAAGATATATACGGGAACAATGGTAAAAGGTATTGCCACAATGCATAAATCTAATGCCGTTCCGGTTTTTACAGACCAGGAAGCAAAAGATATCTCTAGCATGAGAAGATAAAAATGAAAAATATCAAAAATGACGAATTTCCTAAAATTAACGAACAGGATTTCAATTTAAGCTTCGATTTACTTGAAGATGTGATTAAAAAATGGGCTGTAATGTCTCAATTTGAAAAGGATTTAGAAAATTATGACACACTCAAACACGGACATGAATGGCAAGTATTGGACGACAACGATTGAAGATGCTGGAGACGGATCCGGCGATGGAATCCTCACTTTACCACCTGATTTGTGTGAATTGAGAGGCTGGACAGAAGGAACCGTTCTTCATATGGATGTCAAAGATGGTTGTATATACATTTATGACGAAAAAGACTTGACAGAACAAGAAAAATAGTATATAATAGAGACTTATTCATTAGGAATTACAATGGAATTAATTCAAACTAAGTCACTTCTCGCCAAATTGATGGCCACAGAGAATTTACACATTGAACAACGCAATGTAAGCACCGCATGCTTTGATGTGGAGAATAGAGTTCTCACAATCCCAATTCTAGACAAAGAATTAACGTCTTATACCTATGACTTATTCATAGGACATGAAGTTGGCCATGCTCTTTATACTCCGCTTGAAGGTTTGAAGAGGGCTGTAGAGTTAAAATATTCAATGTCTGTGATGAACGTACTAGAGGATTCACGGATTGAGCGTAAAATTAAACTAAAATATCCAGGAATTCGTCAGTCCTTCATCAAAGCATACAAAGAATTGATAGAAAAAGACTTTTTTGGTACTGCCAAATCTGATGTTAACACACTAAACTTCATTGACCGTGTAAATTTGTATTGCAAAGGTGGTGTTGATAGTGGAATTACATTCACAGACGAAGAAAAATCTCTTGTAGATGAAGTGGAATCTACCAATACCTATGATGATGTAATCGAATTATACAAAAAAATATCAGATTACATGAAACAACAACCTGAAGGACCAAAACCACGAGGTAATCCTGACGATTGGGAATATTCAGATGATGAAATTGACCAAGATAATTTAGACAATGGCTCATTCGATGACGAAGAAGGTTCTAGTCAAAATGAAAAATCTTCTGGTGAAAATAATGAAGATGAAGAAACAGATGGAGAACCAAAAAACTCTGGTGAAGGTGATTCTTCCGGTGCTGGAGGTTCAGGTTCTGGTAATCAAGGCGCTGATTTAAAGAAACCAATGAAAGAACCTGTTTCTTGGACAGATGAAGCATTCCGTAAAAATGAATTTAAGTTATTCTCTAGTGACGGCCGCAAATTTTATTATGGTAATGTTCCAAAATTAAATTTGGATGATATTATTATTGACCATAAAGTATTATGGAAAAGATATCGTGGAGATATCATTGAAAAACAAACATTTTATGGATTTGATTCAAATTATAATAATGGTACAGATACAAAATCTTTCCAAAAGCTTCGTGAAGACTCCAAGAAAATGGTTTCCTATCTTGTCAAAGAGTTTGAACTGAAGAAAAATGCTGAACAATTAAAACGTACATCAATTGCCAAAACAGGCGATTTAAATATGTCCAAGATTTATGCATATAATTTTAGTGAAGATATCTTTAAAAAGATGGCCGTTGTTCCTAATGGTAAATCACATGGATTGGTTATGTTCATTGATTGGTCTGGTTCTATGTCAAATAATATTGGCAATACCATTAAGCAATTATTAAATCTAGTCATGTTCTGTAAGAAAGTTAATATTCCTTTTGAAGTATATGCTTTCACACAATCATATGATGACGATATGAGAATACAACCTAAAAAAGATGATATGCGTTTAGCGGGCTTTAACCTAATGAATATATTGTCCAGTAGAATGAATGGTTTAGAATATTCATATGCTGCTTCTGCATTGGTTGCCTATGACAATAGATTCTCCATGAAACCTAGTTGGTTTGGTCTTTCTGGTACTCCATTGAATGAAGCAATTGTTGCAGCTATGGATATTGTTCCAAAGTTCCAAAAAGAAAACAAGTTACAAGTTGTGAATACTGTATTTCTAACCGATGGTGATGGCCAAAAAGATACTGGCATTAATGATGCTACTGGTCGTAGTGTACCTTATGACACTAGAAATGGTGCAACTATTGTTATTCGTGATCCTGTTTCAAAACATGAAGAGAATATCGATTCTAATTGCTGGTCTCGTGAATTGACAGCTGCATATATTAAATTACTGAAAGCAAGAACCAATTGTAATATCGTTGGTTTTTACATCTTAGGTAATAGAGAGTTTTCTGGCCAGATTGGTCATTTCATGGAAAAAGGTTTTAATTACCATCAAAAAGGTTTTTATGACAAAATTGAATCTATGAAATCAGAATTCCGCAAAAAGAAATACCAAATTGTTACCAACGCAGGTTACGATGAATACTATTTGTTACGTGCGGAAGGCCTAGATACAGATGATGAAGCTGAATTTGAAGTCAAAGAGAACGCTACGACCCGTGGCTTTGTAGCCGCATTTAGTAAGTTCCATAATAACCGTAAAGCGAACCGAGTCGTCCTAGGCAGGTTCATTGAAATGATTACCTAAGGAGTTTTTATGATTGAAGAGATTGTAAGATATAAGCATTACAACCGCGGAAGCGTGGTCACCAAAAATGCTATGAACGTATATACTGTAAGTTTTTACCAAGGAGATGTTTTCACATACTCATCTTCTTCTTATAGTGCAGAAGAAGCCAAACGCTTGGCGGAATCTTATGTTTATATTGGCAATACACCAACATTATTGAACGAAAATGCGTAATGTGTTGATTACTGGTGATGCTGGGTATATTGGCCAACACTTGAAAAAGATGTTGGTCCATAATGTTAACGATATCATAGTACACAGCTTTGATATTGCTAATAAAACTGGAGATGTAAGGGAAGAATCTTCCTTTGCTCGTCTCAAAGGAATTAAATTCCACACCGTCATTCATTTGGCCGCACTGGTGCGAGTGGGTGAATCAGTAGAGAAGGCGACCGAATATTATAAAACAAACGTAATAGGAACATCCAATGTATTCAACAATGTGGATTTTAGCAATTTTATTTTCGCTTCTACTGGTGCTGCTGTCGAACACATTAGTCCTTATGGTTATTCCAAATACTTTGCAGAGAAAATTGTACGAAGTATATCAGAAGGCCGTGGAACGGATTACACCATATTCAGATTCTATAATGTCATTGGTCAGGATGGATTTGATCCTACTAATCCTGATGG